GAGAGCTTCAATTGGTTTCGGGGAGGGCTCTAGGAATAATGCATTATTTAATATTGCAGTTTATTACAAACAATCTGCACCAGATGAATGGGAAGATAAAATTGTAGGAGCAAATTTAAAATATATGGAACCACCATTAAGTAATAGTGAGGTCCAACAATTAATTAAATCAGTAAACAGAAAAGGTTATGACAAGTATAGGTGTAAAGATGCACCTATTAATGCAGTATGTCAATCTGGTTTATGTAGAACTAAAAGATTTGGTGTAGGGTATGGGGAAGAAGAGATGCCTGTACTTGGAAGTTTAACAAAATATTCATCTACACCACCGGAATGGTTTTTGGATGTAGATAAAAAAAGAATACAATTAAAATCGGAACAACTTTATAATCCAGGTATGTTTGCATTAGCATGTTTAGATCAAGCTAACCTAGTAGTACCTGTACCAAAACCAAAAGATTGGAAACAACATTTTTTAAAACCAATGATGACCGGATTACAAGAAGTAGAGCCATTAGAATCTTTAAATCCTGTTAATGAATTAACTGGGTTACTTCAAGATTGGACAACTAATAGACAATCAGCAAGAGTTATAGATGATGTATTTAATAAACTACCTTTTACTGAAGAAGGTTTTACATATTTTAGAATGGAAGATTTTTATAATTTTTGTAAAAGAAATCATTGGGAAAAAGATAAAACTCAAACAGGTAATTTATTAAAACAATTAGACGTATTTGTAGAAGAGGAGAGAGTAAGAGTTAAGAAACAACAACCAAGACTAATTAAAATTAAAACAATGAAACAGACAGAGGCGTCAGTTTCTAAAACAATATACCAGGAGGAACATTTTTAATGAAAAAGTTTAACTTAACTAAAAAACAATTAGAACTTTTTAATTTTATTAAAAAATATATTGATGAAAATAATATGGCACCTTCTTATGAAGAGATGAAAACAGGTACAGGAGTATCCAGTAAGTGTTTAATTTTTTCAAAAGTTAATCAATTACAAGAAAGAGGGTGGATAGAAAAACTGCCCGGAAAAAATAGGAGTATAATAATAAAAATATGAAAACAATAATATTAGGACCACCTGGAACAGGCAAGACAACAACACTGTTAAATCTGGTAGATGAATTTATACAAGACGGTGTAAGACCTAAACAAATTGGGTACTTTTCGTTTACTAAAAAAGCCGCAACAGAGGCTGCAACTAGAGCCGCAGATAAATTTAGTTTAGATATAGAAAATGATTTAAGTAATTTTAGAACACTACATTCTTATGCGTTTAATCAATTAGGAATGACTAAAGAAAAAATGATGGGTAAGGAAGACTATAGAGAATTTGGTGAAAAATGTGGCATACCTATTAAGGTTGCAAAATTTTCAGAAGGAGATGGTACTTTCAATTCAGATAATGAATATCTAACAATCATAAATACAGCTGCAGTTAAAAGAATAGATCTATTAGAATACTATGATTCAAGACAAAACATTTTAGATATAGAAAGAAATACTTTATTCTTATTAGCAGAAGAACTTGATAGATTTAAAAAAGAAAAAGGTCTGAAAGATTTTAATGATCTATTAGAAGATTATATTAAAAAAGAATCTACCAATAGTTTTAAAGTATTGTTTATAGATGAAGCACAAGACTTATCTTTGCTACAATGGGAGATGGTTAGAAAACTTTGGGCTAATGCAGAAAAAACTTACATTGCAGGAGATGATGATCAAGCAATATTTAAATGGGCCGGAGCAGATGTTGATCATTTTATAGCCCTTAAAGAAGAGGTTAATGATATAAAAATATTAGATCAGTCTTACCGTATACCTGGTGGACCTATTCATGAACTATCACAAAACATTATAAATAAAGTACAAAATAGATTTGATAAAAATTATAAACCAAGAACGGAGCAAGGATTATTACGTAGATACTCTGATATCACACAAGTAGATATGAGTGAGGGTAACTGGTTAGTGTTATCTTCTGCTAATTACTTTTTAGATGATGCTAAAGACTTATGTGAAATTCAAGGATGGTATTATAAATATAAAGGACGTAATTCTATACCTTTAAAATTATTATTGGCATTAAATAATTGGGAGCACTGGCGTAAGGGTGAACTTTTAAATCATTTAGAAATTAAAAATATATATGAATATCTTGGATCAAATGTATTACCTGGATTTCAAAAAGGTAAGACTCTACATTCTGATGAAAAGTATACACTGCAAGACTGTAAAGATAAACATGGTTTAGTAATAGATAAAGTTTGGTATGAATCTTTTGAAGGACTCGATACTATTACTGAAAACTACATTCGTAACATGAGGGCGAATGGTGAAACATTAAATAAAAATCCTCGTATAACAATGTCAACTATACACGGAGCGAAAGGAGGAGAAGCTGATAAAGTTTTATTGATGCAAGATATAACAGGCGCTGCACTCGAAACATTTAGTTATGATCCAGATGAACTACATAGATTATTTTATACTGGAGCGACGAGAGCGAAGCGTGAATTACATGTCTTGGACCCAAAAGATTTTGATCGGGCTTATATACTATGAAAATGCCAAGACAACATAAAAAAAATACTAGAGAAGAGAGAGAAATAATACAAAATGCATTTATGGAATGTCGTCACTCTTTTTTAGATGACTATGATAAACATCATAAAATAATAGAGGATAATTTTCCTCTTTATGCAGTAGATAAAACTCAAGTTCCTTGTTTATTAACGATGGATATAATTACTAATTCAAAAGGTCATATGACAGAAGGAGAATTTTTATCTTATAAAGCTTATGTCCAGGACGTATTAGATGGTTGGAGACCTCCTCTTGGATTAGAAGTTATTGAAGGAGAAAAAAAATGAACTGCTGGCACTGCAACACTGAACTAATTTGGGGTGGAGATCACGACATCGAAGACAATGAAGACTATGATATTATAAGTAATTTATCTTGTCCAAACTGTCATTCAGCTGTGGATGTTTATCATCCATCAGAAAAATTAATAAAAGAATATAAAGATTATGAGGAGAAACAAAATGACAAACAGTGAAATATTTAAGAAAGCTACATATGATTCTTTAGACAAGCAGGTAGGCGGGAAGCACTATCGTTCGCTGAAAATTCAACCCGCAGAATTCATTAACGAAAACAAGTTGCTTTTTGCAGAGGGCAACGCTATAAAATATATCTGTAGACACCAGTCAAAGGGAAAAGAAGAGGACGTGAAGAAGGCAATACATTATTTAGAAATGATACTTGAAAGGGATTACTCATGAGGAGTACTCAAATTCCTTTGTTTACACCACAAACGGAATGGGTAATGCCTGATGAACTTAAAGATTTAAAAGGTCATAAAGAAATATCAATTGATTTAGAAACAAATGATCCATATTTAATGACACTAGGGTCAGGTAATGTCACCGGTAGAGGTCACATTGCGGGCGTTGCAGTGGCTGTAGAGGGTTGGTCCGGATATTTTCCTATTCAACATGAATCTGGTGGGAACATGGATAGAAAATTAGTTTTATCATGGTTACAAGATGTTTGTAATCAACCAGATACTACCTTTATATTTCATAATGCAATGTATGATGTTTGTTGGTTAAGGGCAGCAGGTGTTAATGTTAAAGGTAAAATTGTAGATACAATGATTGCAGCGTCTTTGATAGATGAAAACAGAATGTCTTATGCATTAAATACATTAGCTAAATTTTATGTAGGTATTGGTAAGGACGAAAGTATTTTACAAGCTGCAGCAAAAGAATATGGACTTGATCCTAAAAAAGATATGTGGAGACTACCCGCGCTTTTTGTTGGACAGTACGCGGAGCGTGATGCGGAAGCTACACTTAAACTTTGGCAAAGATTAAAAATAGAATTATATAATCAAGAACTAATGGATGTCTTTACATTAGAGACAAAACTATTTCCTTGTTTAGTTGACATGAGATTCAAAGGTGTAAGAGTTGATTTAGAAAAAGCAGCTAAAATCAAAAAAAATCTTATGGAACGTGAAGCTAAAATTGTTAGTAAAATCAAAGAGTTGACAGGAGTTAATGTAGAAATACACGCGGCTCGAAGTATTGCAAAAGCGTTTGATAATTTAAAACTTCCTTATGATAGAACAGAAAAAAGTAAGGAACCAAGTTTTACAAAAAACTTTTTACAAAACCATCCACATGAACTGCCTAAACTAATTGCAGATGCAAGAGAGATAAACAAAGCTCACACTACATTTATAGATTCAATTACTAAACACGCAGTTGATGGTAGAATACACGCAGACATAAATCAAATACGATCAGATGCAGGAGGGTCCGTGACTGGTAGATTCTCTATGAGCAATCCAAACTTACAGCAGATTCCAGCGAGGCATCCGGAACTCGGACCGATGATTAGGTCTATATTTATTCCAGAAGAAAAAACTGTTTGGGGATCGTTTGACTACTCACAACAAGAACCTAGAATTTTAGTGCATTATGCAAAGTTACAAAACTTAATGGGTGTAGATGAAATTGTAGATGCATATAATGCAGGGGATGCAGACTTTCACCAGGTTGTAGCAGATATGGCAGGCATTGAACGTAAGCAAGCAAAAACAATTAATTTAGGATTAATGTATGGTATGGGTAAAAATAAATTAATGGCAGAACTAGGTTTAATGAAAGAATCTGCTGAAAAATTAATTAAACAATATCATACAAAGGCCCCCTTCGTTAAACAACTAATGGATAATGTATCTCGTAAGGCAAATGATCGTGGTAAAATTAGAACATTGGGTGGTAGAGCCTGTCATTTTGATCTATGGCAACCAACACAGTTTGGTATATTTAAACCATTACCTTTAGAACAGGCTAGAAAAGAGTATGATGAACCATTAAAACGTGCATTTACTTACAAAGCATTAAACAAATTAATACAAGGTAGTGCTGCAGATATGACAAAAAAATCTATGGTAGCTTTGTATGAAAATGGTATAATACCTCACATTCAAATTCATGATGAGGTAGATATCTCTGTTGAGTCTGATGCAAAAGCAGAGCAAATTATTGAGATAATGGAGTCTGCTGTGGAACTACAAGTTCCAAACAAAGTAGATTATGAGAAGGGAGAAAACTGGGGTGAAATTAAATAATGGCATACTTAAACGCAAACATACCAACTGTATACGCACAAATAAGAAAAGAATATTTATATGATCTTAAAAAAGGCCATGGAGAAGTTGAAGAGTGTATTATCTTTGGCATTACTAGTATGGGGGGCCGTGCTATATTATTTCACGCTCTTATGGG